TTGTAGAACTGGATGCTGCCGTGATGCGACCATAACTATCCACCGTAATTGTGGGAGCGGATGATGTGGAGCCATACGTTCCCGCCGTCACACCCGTGGTAGGCAATGAAATAGTGCCAGTAGTGGTTATCGTACCTCCAGATAAACCGCTACCAGCTGTCACTGATGTAACCGTACCAGTGCCGTAACCCTGTGCTTTAACAAATGCTGTTGTGGCAATCTGTGTGCTGTTGTCGGAAGAACCTGCCGTTGGAGCCGTAGGCGTACCCGTAAATGCAGGCGACGCAAGCGGTGCTGCACCTAGCATCGTCATCGTTTGGCTAACCGTCAAATCTACTGGCTGGGCAGAACCCGACGTATTATTGCCCTTAAGCGTATTACCATTCATCTGGGCAAGATATGTATTGGTAACGCCATTATTGTTAAGGCCAATAGTGCCTGTCGTTGTAATGGTTCCGCCAGAAAGCGGTGCTTGCGCGGTTATCGATGTAACCGTGCCGTTGTTAGCATTAAGATTGGCAATCTGTTGAGATGTGGCGCGATAAGTAGAGCCATTCTGAATGAGCATTAATTGCTCAGATCCAGTTAAAGAAATGGCCGCTGGTAAATTTGGTATGGTGGTCGTACTCATGCTAACGGCCCAGTCTGTGGAATCTGAGTAAGTTCATATGGCAAGCCCACATTAGCAGTTTTCACAAGCGTTGTAGACCCCAATATACTACCAGAAGCTACATTTTGAGCAACCGTGTACTGAAATTGCGTAGCTGAGCCAACTGCTGTGACGCTATAAAAACCATCCGTTTTTGCGCCTTGGGTGGTTCCTTCAATAGATACTTGGCTGTTTACTATTAAATTATGCGCTGACGATGTTGTAACCGTAATGATGGTTGTCCCATTAGCTTGCATAGACACAATTGGCAACGTCACCGCATAAGCAGTATTTTGAAATAGCGGAGATATAGCATATTGCTCTAAGCCAACGGGATTGCCCGTTTCTTGCGGCGCAACATACTGCCCATCTTGAGTATTAATATAAACAGGGTTCTGCACAGGCAGACCAGTTGTGGCGTCTATTGTATTGGTGCCAGACTCAGCAAGCTGATCTACTTGTGTAGATGTCCAAAACTCAACACGAGGGTTCATGACCGGAATTGGATCTGCCGGAAGAACAATAGCACGCAATTGATTTTGCGGGATATCATTGCAGGGACGGCATACAAGAATACGCTGGTTTATTAAACTTGCCCCTCCCCACTGGAATTGCCAAGCCAGATCAACGTGGTTGTACCACATACCGCAGCGATCACAGACACCTAAAGCTTGTGGGTTCTTAGAGCTTACCCTAGCGCGACCAACTTTAGAGGCATAACCCATTTACGCCTCCTTAATTGCGCCAATACCCAGAAACCTGCGGAGAAACATACATGGACACATACTCGGTGTCCTGTTGAGCAGCAATCGCATACGATTCGTCAGCTTCTGGCTTTAACATTGCGGTAAGCGCCGGGTTCCAGATCCTCGCCAGACGATAAGCAAGCCCATTAGCAAATGCTTCTAGCCAACGGTATGGGATATCTACCGTTTGGCCACCTGTAAAATTACTGTCTTGCACTTGGGTAACTGCATAATACGACAATGTGGTTGGACCATTGGACGTATTGGGAACAGGCCAAACCGTGATGGTAGGGCTAATAAGTCTGTCAAACCAGTATATCGTGGGAAACCCCTGCTGCTGTTTGTTGGGGTATGAAGCATACTCTGTCCGGCTTACGGGCAAAATGATTCTATCAATATTTGCGCCGCTATTAGGCGTTGTTACGTAAGCATCCAATACCATAACTACTTTGGAATCAACGCTGTAAGTTGATTGGCCTGTTACTAAATTGACAGTAACAAGCTCTACTTCCCAAAGATTAACGCCTTGGTTAGCCCACCGCGACAACATTAAATTGGTCGCCATGCGAGCCGATTCCATATGCTCTTGCGCTATAGCTGTGTTTCTAACCCCAGCCAAATTGAACGCGTACAGCGTCAACTCGCCAAGTGAGGGCGAAAAATTGTAAGTTCCAGATGTAGTCATTAAACGCCCTCCATCTTACGTTTTTCCCAACGCAATTTTGCTGCTTCTGATTGTTTAGCGCAAAATTCAGGCGATCTTTTTAAACCTTTTAAAGGGCTTAGTTTTCCCTTCATGGGAGAAATTCTGCCTTTTGCTTTTGCCGATATTTTTGCCCGCGTTTCATCGCTGCGTTTTTTACCGCGATGCCAAGCAGATGCTTTTTCTTGTTGTTCTTTAGTTAATTTAGGAAATCCGCGTTTTTTAGCCAATTCAGACAAAATTAATTTTGTTTCTTCTTTATGTTTGCGGCCTTTAAAAAATGCAACCATTCCTTTATTTTGTTCTGATAATTTTCTTTTTGTTTCTTCTGAATGGCGAAATCCTGAAATTCCCTCACCTCCGTTTGTAATATTTGTTAAATCAATTCCCAATTCCCGCCAAAATTGAATTTGGTTTCGTTCTAAAGAAAATGCTTCTTCCTCAGATAAACCGGATGCAACAATTTTAACTTCAAATGCAGAACCAATGCGGTTCAATTTAGAAACAATTGCCTGATGATGCTTATTCCTATTTTTCATAGAAAAAGCACGGTTACCATGACCTTTACCAACGTAAAAACATTCGTCTCTATCCAGACGCCAATGTTCATATACGTAGTAATTATTGCTGGTGGTCATAACGACTCCTTAAAAAGTAGTCGCAGTATCGTTAGCTATAAGTACGCCGCCAATATTAATACTGACAACCGCCTGCGTTGTAACACTTGATGCAATTTGGAACCGCAAATCAGTCTTTTCTGCATATCCAAATGGAAAATGACGCTGCACTTCATATGTTGTGTTAAATGGTGTAGCTACAATTAACCTTTGAACACCCGACGATGAATTGGTAATTGCCCGATACGTTGTATAATTTGCGCTGTTTCCGTTGAATGAAGAATAAGCGCCATAACGCCAACCATAAAACGTATACCCAGCAGGAACCGTGTATACAGCCTGTTGAGAGGCTCCAAGGCTTGATGTTGTTCCGTTAAATACACCCGTATTAATTTGTGCGTATGTTACGCCGCCGTTAATTAATGTTATAACGCCAGATGGATTGGTTGCGCTTCCAACGGAAACAAACATATTATTAATGCGCAAATACTGGTTTACCGTTGGCACGTTGGTTGTGCCATTTAAAACAAGATTTTCAGTAAGTGGATTGTAGTTAGCATCCAAGCCAACAATTGTAATTGTTGCGGTATCGGTATTTACCGTACTGACAAGGTTCATTGTCACAGCGGAAGATGGAAATACATACTCCGTTGTAGCCATGTTCTCCCAAACGGTACGGAATACGCCAGCCGTTGCAGAGGTTGTGCCGTAACCAAAAATGTTTTGCGGAGCATGGTTTGTTATTTGGCCACGCGAAACTTGCATTTCAAATGGCTCGTATTTGCCATTTTGTGTAATTGAAGGCCAATTAACACCCGTTTGCGATTGACTAACCATAATTACTTGCCCTTCTTGCGTGCCGCAGCGGCATTATCGACCAAATTTGGGTAAGGCCGACCAGCAGCCCTTGCTCTTGCTTTAGCACTTTGCTGCTCTTTGTGCGTCAAATGCTTTGTATGATGATCTTTGGGCAACTTAGTTTCCCAAAATGCTTTATCAGTCATTTCCGCACCAATAAAATGATGGCTACAATATTAAGCGAAATAATCACCATCTCGCCAATGGTAAACATTAAACCCATGTTAACATCCCCACTTACGCAGTGATTTATTAATGCGGCTATCTGGGTCAGCAGCTTTTGCCGATCCAGTCATTTTCCGCTTCATCCCGGTCATCCGGGAGCAAAAATTATCATGACGAGGATTTTCTTTATCCTTCGTTGGCGCTTTGAGATTATGGCCTTCTGCACGAGCAGAAGCGCGCCCTTTGGCGTTTAACCCGCCAGACGGTGATTTGCCTTCAGAACGTGTCCAAGCTGCGGTCATACTACACCCATGAGAAAGTGAGGGGGCTATTACACCCCCTCGCTAACATTAATCGTGTTCAGGCTCGTAGGACTTGTGGCCTTTCGGCTCCATGCCGCGATTTGCCGTGGAAAGTGGGTGCATGTTTGCGCCAACTTCGCCACCAGCTTTACGCGCCTTGCGGTCTGCACGATGCTTGGTATGTTCGCCGTGCATTGCGTGTTCCGCATGAACATGACCACCGCGCTTACGCTTTGCGCGATGTTCAGCCTTTGGATGCTCGTGATGATGCTCTTTGTGCATCATGTTGAGGTGATGGACCTTGCCACCATGCTTGCGCTTGGTGCGGCCACCATGCTTACGCTCTTCCGCTTCATGCGCCGTTGGCGAATTTCCACCAGCGTATGCATCATGAACGGCAGCATCAGCGTATGCTTCGCCGTGTGTGCCGTCTTGATCAGACTTACCCTTATGTGCCTTCATGGCCTAGTTCCTTAGAAGTTGTAGTACTGGGTTAAGCCAAATAGACCCGTGGTGTACGGAACCATATAGGCTTGAGGGGACTGACGGACAATCAGTTTATTGGCTCCGCTGCTTGAAGTTGCAGCAAAGGTTCCACGAACATCTGCCGTTGTAGCCGATGGAGTGGTGCGGTCAGCAGGAAGATAGTTTGTTGCCGCAGTAATCAATGTCGTAGCAACTAGCGACGAAGCATTGTTTACTATGATATCACCAAACGTATCTGAACGCAGTGGAAGACCAAACACATCAGCCGTACCAACAGAATAAGCATGAGTTGTATCAGCCGTGCCACCCGAAAGTACCACAGACTTGATATACTTAAATGCCTTCTTGCCATTGACCGTGCTACCCGCCGTAATCGTAATATTTTCGGTCATTGGATATCCGTAGACATCATAACCATTAACGCTTGCGGTAGTATATGTAGCACCTGATGCTGCCGTAACACTCACTGCACGACCAAGAAGAGCTTGTGGACTCCAATTGCCTTGGCTCGGCGTCTGAGCATTGTTTGGCACGGCGCACTGCTGCACGTTCTGGTAAGCAAGAACTACTGTTCCAGAAGTTGCAGTCAAATTGCCGTTAGTCTGATATGTGCCCGTAGTCCCTTGCGACACCGTGGAATAAGTTCCCGTTGTCGTAAGCTGAGCAACAACTTGAGTACCAAGCGCAGTACCCTGAGATACCGTGCCCGAAGTAGAAATAACAACCATGCCCGGACCAATTGGCATTTGGTTAGACGATGCCGTTATTGTCAGTACACCATTGCTGAATGAGCCTGTAACAGATGCATAAGCATCAAGTGCCAGAACCGTATCAGTCACGCCAGTATCTGAACGAACAAAGTTTGTATTGTTATAATACACACCCGTCGTTGAGGAGCTAGTTGTCACTAAAGCAAGAGTAGCACTTGTAGGGTTAGCCGAAGCAACAATTGCTGCTGAAGCCGCCGTATAAGGCACCGCGCTCAATGTAGTAATGTTATCTACGCCCAACCAACCATAATCAATCGCCGCCTGTGATTCGCCGGGGAGGAATGTGAATGGTGCGCGTGGATCAAGAATAGCCGTCCCTGCATAAAACAGGGACGAACCACCGATGTCTGGATTGTAATCCGCTGGCTGCGTTGGGTTTTGCCCAAAAACAATCAGTGGACCGGAGAATGCTGTATTAGCCATTTGGATTACCCTTTCTGAGTATCCACGAGTTTCATCACAACTTGTTCTTTGTTTGAGTGTTTGTCTAGGTATTTTATAGCAGAAAGGAAGACATTGCGATCTTCTTTCAACTTTCCAATTCCCGTATTACAATCAGAACAAAGAAGTCCCCTAACTTTTTTACTTTCATGGTCATGGTCTACAGCCAAAGCTTTAACCTTTCCATTTCTTGTAGCAGTTTCAGGGAGTGAGCATATCGCGCATAAACCGTTTTGCTTATGAAACATTTCAGCGTACTCATGACGAGTAATACCAAAACGTCTTTCGCGCTCCTTATCGCTAAGAATATTACGGTTTTGCTCACGATACAACGATTGATATGCGCGAATAGCTTGAGCCTTTTCAGGATTTTGCCGCGCCTTAGCATGAGAACGACGGTTAATTTCCCTAATTTTATCAGGGTTATTTTTCCGGTATTCTGCCGCTTTAAGGCGGTTTTGTTCGCGCTTATCAGGTGTCATATGCTCAACATTTACGAAGTTGGGAACGAACCGTAGATGCTTCTCCAGTTATAATAACCAAACGAGTAACGCTCATAGCCCTTAACAAGCAAGTTGTCAGTGACAAAATCGACTTGCATGTCTGTTTCGAACTTAATGCGCTCCATATACGCCAAGCCATCGATGTTGGTGAGGAGGAACCAAGCATAGGACGAGGTCAAGAAGTCGTTGACCATGTAGCCTTCGCTGAGTCCGCCTGCCGTCATCATGATCGCGTTGACGTCGTTATCTGCAGTACCGGGACGCAATTCAGTCTTTGTAAGACGGATTGCAACTGGTTCCAACTGCGGAGGAACGATGAGCTTGCGGCCACGAGCAAAGATCTTCAAGCCAGCCTGATCTTTGAAGTTAGCACGGATTGCAATCATTGCATTCAGTAGCGTAGCTTCGTTCAAATCAACCTGAGTCGTTGGCGTGTTAGCAACCGTACCACCGTCAATTGGATGCGCCGTGGAGCAAAGTGCTACACCGTCACCGCCAACTGCTGCGTTGTACGTCTGTGCCGTATTAAGGATGTTCGCGCCATAAATTTCCTTAGTCTGCTGGAATGATTCCACCAAGCCAAGGTTAGATGGCATGAACTGGGTCTTGTAGAGGTTATCGTCAATTGCCTTACGGGTAATCGCGTAACCCAGAGCAATTTCAGTATGCTCTTGGTTCCAAACGAAACGCTCACCAGCATTCGAATCAAAAGCCGTCTGACCACCTTCGGTCTTGAGCTGTGCAAGGCCGAGGTAACGCATTTCAGCAGTGCGTTCCAGAGCCATCTTTGATTCGTGCTTCGTGAAGATCTTGTCGTATTGCGACGAGATCATTTCGTACTTGCCTTCAACGCCACGGAGGCCGGGGAGGAGAAGGTCTCTGATCTGACTTAGATTAACAGCCATAACACCTTACTCCTTAGCTGATGCCAGTTGGGCCAGCGCCGTTGCTGCGGAAGATTTCGTTGTTGAAGCCAACGATCACGTTGCAGTACTGGCTGGTTGGGTCGCCACCGTTTTGGAAACCAACTTGGTAGTCCACAATGGTGAATGGGAAGGTAACAGTCGTACCGACTGACGAGAGATACGCACCTGAGCGACCAGTTGACGTGTTTCCCGTACCAATGGAGAACTGAGCATACTGTCCCTGAACGCCGGAAGTCTGGCTGGACAATGTGCCAGTGATTGGGAAAGCTGTCGTGCTTGTCTGAACGATGAAACGAGCATTCGGATCATCAATGACATAAGCTTCAACGTCACCCGTTGCACCCGAACCCGGCCAATAGTTAGACCAAACGGTGCGGCCAAGAGAGGTGTTGAGGTATTTGCAGCCAACAAAAATACCAGCAAGAGTAGTCGTGCCGGGAGCTGCTTGAGTAATGTAACCATTAGCTGTGCTAACAACTGGCATTACTGGGTCGCCAGTGTAGATAGCAGTGCTGTTGCCTGACGCAATACGACGGACAGATTGGGCAAACGTAGGAGCGCCACCCGCACCACCCTGATACTGCGTAAAGCCAAAATACGCTTGCGTATTAGCCATAGCAATTTTTCCTGAGTGATGAGGTTGCTATGCGCCAAGCACTGCCAACCCCGACAAGATAACCCGCCTCCCACAGGGCAGGTTAGAAGCGTCCTTATTCCTGTGGAATAGGCATCGCTTCGTAAGATTTCTTCACCTGCGGTCTTACACGAGCATCGTCGCGTGAAAGAGTTCCATCAGGTGTTGTGCTAAGTTGCTGCTCTTTTGCACGCACTTGATTCCTAGCACGACGCAATTCTATAGCTTTTGCTTCATCTGTCAACTCTTTTGGTCGCTCCATCAAAATCATGCCATCGCGTTCAATTGTATTATAATTTCCCGTTGGCATTAATGCTTTATGGCGGGCATCCCGATTGGCTGGAACAGGTGTCCAGCCGCCGTCAGCCAATTTAATCTGGTAGGACGGATCTTCTTGATTATAAATGGATTTTCGCTTCCATTCATATGACCATCCTTCTGGAACAATCCGAGGATCAATA